ATTAACCCAAAATGCTCCTGATATAGTAAGATATTTGAGAAGGATAGGAGTTCCATTTAACTTAAAAGCCAATGTTATTCAGCAGAGAAATTTTGGCGGACAGAAGAAGAAGAGAACAGCCTATGCAAAAAGCAGTACAGGTAAGGTTATAATGACTGCCCTCATAGACGAAGCAAGAAAGTATGAGGCTAAGGGGCTGATACGAAGATATAATCACCACGAGTTTTTGGAACTCAGGCTTGAAAATGAAGGCAGAGTCTGTAAGGGCGTAGAAATAAGGGATAATTACACAGGAAAATATTATTATTTGGAGGGCAGTGTAATCCTTGCAACAGGGGGGCTGGCAGGTATATTTAGGGGAGTTACCACAGGTACAACTGCTAATACCGGAGATGTGGCAGCAAAGGTATTTTCACAAGGGGTAAGATTTAGCAATCTTGAAATGATACAGTATCATCCTACAACCATAGAAATTGCAGACAAGGTCTGTCTTGTGTCAGAGGCTGCAAGAGGAGAGGGAGGACGGCTCTTCATTTATAAGGATAATGAAAAATTCTATTTTATGGAGGGAAAATATCCTGAACTTAAGAATCTTATGCCAAGAGATGTGGTTTCAAGAGAAATGTATTTTGTGAGCAGGGAGAATGCTAATGCTCAGGTTTATCTTGATATGACGGAACTTCATAAGGAGGTCTGGGAAGAAAGGCTGCCTGATTTAAGGGAAGAAATCATCCATTATCTGGGGATTGATCCTAAAAATGAACCCATTCCCGTAAGACCGGGCATCCACTATTTTATGGGTGGAATAGATGTGGACATAGAGCATAAGACAAATGTAGAAAACCTCTATGCAGCAGGAGAAGCCTGTTCGGCCTACCACGGAGCAAACAGGCTTGGCGGCAACTCCCTCCTTGGAGCAATATACGGAGGAAGAAAGGCTGCAGGGAGCGTTGTAAAAGAGATGAAACTGATGGAAAAACCTGCTCCTGACTCTATAAAAAACACTGAATTGAGTGAAACCGAAGTAAATACTTTGGAAAAGGATAACAAATCAGATTATGCTTTGGCACAAATAAAAAGAGCAGAACAAGCGATTCAACTACTAAAAGATAATCATTTTGATACGCATCAATGGAATACTATGTTTGAGGTTGATATACCAGAAAACGAGCATTTGCTAAATGAACAAAAAAGCATAGAAGAACAATCACACACTGTAAAAAAAGCTATATCCAAAATAAGTAATGAAATTAACAGTAGTGTATTGAATAATTCTAATTTAAGTGGTAAAGAATTTTATAAACTACTATCTAAGGAGCTTGGTGGAGATAGGTTAGCATCTAAATACTTAAATGAACATGGTATAAAAGGTATCACATATGAGGGCGTAGAAGATGGTCGATGCTATGTAGTGTTCGATGATAAAGCAATCAAAGTCATTAAAAAGTACAACCAATCTATAAATGGCATGACCGAAATCATGAGCGATGGTGAACGCATTATCAGTATTTTTAAAACCGCAGATAGAAGTACATTCTTACATGAAATGGGGCATGTATTCTTTGATGATATTCAAAAACTGGCATCAATGGACAATGCACCTAAACAATTACTTGATGATTGGAACACACTCAAAGAGTGGAGCGGTTGGGTTGATGGCGAAAACGTAGATAATACCAAAGCACATGAGAAATTTGCACGAGGTTGGGAAAGCTACTTACGAAGTGGCGAAGCACCAACAAAAGGATTACAACGAGTATTCCGTCAATTCTCTAAATGGTTAACTCGTATTTATCGTAGTGTTCAACGATTAGGCGGTGAAGTACCATCTGACATTAAAGATATAATGGCACGTATGATAGCTACGCAAGATGATATTGAAAACTACGCACATGAGCAAGCATTAGAACAATTTGAGAATACAAAATTGTATCAACAGTTAAGCGAAACAGAACAGGCACGAGTGCAAGGCTACATCGCTGACATTAAAGAAAAAGCAAAAGAACGTGTAATGCGTAAGTACATGAAAGAGTTAGACAATCGACCTATTAAAGAATGGGAAGAAGTAAAAGACAATGTACAGGTTGCAATCGAAAAGCATTTAATCGAAGAATATCCTATCTATAAAGAGCACCAACGATATCTTGCAATTGGTGATGCAGCGTTGGTTAATACTCAATACGGCAACATCGAAAACCTAAAGAAAGCAGAAATAGAAGAAACAGGGACCACCTTTGAAGATGCTATTAAGCAAGAGATGGAACACGCAAGATCCGAATTTGTTGAGGTCAACAATATCGGAAAATCCAATGAGCAAATAGCGGAAGAAATGCTATTATCTAACCAAGGTCAAATGGCACTTACAGAAGAAGAGGCTAAACTTATTAAGCAATATACTAATAAGGATTTGGCTAACAATTGGCAACTATTGGATAAATTGCAGCGGTTAGACCCTAATAGAGAAAATCTTGATGCGGAATTAGCACCGATTGAAAAGGCAATTACTAAAGCGGAACAAATCAAACAGGATAATGCAAAAGTAGCTAAAGAATTGAACTCTACTTCTAAGGAACTCGACAAAGCCGAAGATAAAATAGAGAAATTGAAAGCACAGTTACAAGAACGCATTAATGCTGTTCGTACAATCCGTGATGGTGGATTTGGTACTATTCCTAAATACATGAATAAGGCCCGTGCTGAATTAGGTGATTTGACATTGGCACAAGCGAGCCAATATAAGAAATACCAAAATCAAGCAATCAGAGATGGTAAGAATGCAGATAGAGCATTAGCCGTTAATAAGGTAGAGGAAGCATTAGAGCATAAACAATCTCAAATGATGAATCAAGCAAGGGCTAGAGTGGCATTTGAAAATCAACAACGTATCAAGAAATTACGTACTAAATTGTTAGAACAAAATGCACGCATTACTCGTGCGAAAAACCCTGTAATGCTAGACCCTCAATTGCGGTACTTCTATACTCATATGATGTACCAAATGGGGTTGATTAAGCGTGACGGATTGATACCTACAGATGGATTTGATGAAACGGTTATTACTAATCGACTTGACCCAGACGCAGGTATAGCAGGATTCAATACATTAATTAGTATGGATGATACTGTAAGCGGTATTTTTAATGCTAAATCACCTCGTACATTCGCTACCTTAACTGTTAATGAATTGAACATGCTCGAAGAATTAATGACTGGCATGTATCAAAACGGACGTAGGGAATATGAGCATAATAGCTTTTTAACCGAAAACGGCAATCCTTTATCTATTGATTATGTAGAACGTGATATCCTTGATAAGGCTATTGAAACATTTGGCGAAGTAGAAGAAAGCACTTTCAACATTGAAAATAGCAAGACTACTAAAAACGCTATATTCAATAAGATGGCTAACTTCGTTGAATCGTTACAACAAATCAAAACCATCTTGCGCCGTTTAGATGGTGGCAAGGGTGGCCCTGCTGAAATGTATATCTACGATACTATTAACCGTGCACGGCAACATTTCAACGAACGTCTTGAAAGTGAAACGATGCGCCTAGCTAAAAACGTAGCATTATATTCTCGTAAGGAACTCTATAAAATCCGTAACGAACGAGGCTATCAAGTAGGGGACGCAAGAAACCTCACTAAAGAGCAAGTTATGGCCCTAGCCTTGAATTGGGGGACAGAACGTAATAGACAACGTGCTATAGAGACCGTAAAAGCCAATGAGGTTGAAATAGAACGACTATTCCAAGACGTACTCGATGATAGAGACTGGGAATTTATTATCCGTGAATGGGAGCAAATCAACTCATTTTTTCCAGAACGTAGTGCAGTACAAGAACGCATGACAGGTAATCCATTAAAGAAAGAAGAAGGAATTACATTTAGAATCGGCGGACGTACCATAGAGGGGCAATATTACCCTATAATGTACGACCCTAAGACCAGCGGTAAATCTTCTAATCATGAAATGGAAGATATAGCACAATCATTCATGAGTAGTAATGCTACCTTTGGTTATGGCATGAGTGCTACTAAATCACGTCTTGATAAGGTGAAAGATAAACAATTGTTATTGTCTTTAGATGTAATACCTCGTGCAATTACAGAAAGCATCAATCACATTACGATGCGTGAGGCGGTTACGGATGTAAATACGTTAATTAATCGTAAAGAATTTGCGGACTATATTACAAATAAACTCGGTGCTAGTGAGTACCAATACTTGCGCCAATGGGTACGAGACCAATGGACAACGGAAGTATCTCGGTTAACCGAATTTGACAATATGATGCAAATGATTAAGCGTAATATCTCATCTGCTGTTATGGCAGGCAAGGTAAGTGTAGCTATCCAAAACGTGGCGAATATTCCTGTGGCTATGGAACAATTAGGCGCAGCAAGAGTAATGCGTGCGTTATATCGTGCAGGTGTAGGCGTATATGGCCGAGGTTCTGGACGGTATAACGAAACTTATGAATTCGTATTAGGAAAATCCGTAATGCTCCGTGAGCGTGCACAAACACTTGATAAGGATATGCGTAGAGGTTTAGAAATCGGCGGTAAAGGATTTACGATTGATGGTAAATCTGTAGGCGGTTACACCATGGAACAATTAGGCGAGGCCCGTGATGCTATTAATAGTTGGGGTTACAGTCTACTTTCTGAAACAGATCTAATGCTTTCTGTTCCGATTTGGAAAGATGTATACGATGTGGAATATTCTAAACTTGTACAAAAAGAGGGTATATCTTTAGAGTGGGCAGACCAACGAGCAATTGAACTAGCTGATAAGGCTATCATTGATATATTTGGTAGTGGTGATATTAAAGACCAAGCAGGCATACAACGTAACAAGGGGACTATCGCTAATTTTGCGACTACGTTCTACACGTATGCTGGCACACTATGGAATATGCAACTTGACGGATTCTATGCATTTAAAGATAGAGGGGATTTCAAGAAATTCGCTCGTGTAATCTTCTATGACCTATTTATGCAAGCTGTAATCATGGTTATATATAATAATCTCTTTGGTAGCGATGATGACGATGACCCTACAAAAGTAGCTAAGTCATTAACTAAAGAATTTGTAAATCAAAGCGTCATGGGCGTACCGTTCGTGCGTGAGGGTATCACACAAGCTATGAATAGAATGTTAGGCGAAAAGGTATACAATCGTGGAACATCGCCGTTATCCTATGCGGTAATCGATAAAATCGATGATATATTTACTGCTGTGAATAGTAGTAAAAAGGATTGGACGGACGTAGGACGTGCAGGACTACAATTTGCCAATTCTATGACAGGGTTAAGCAATACACTAACCGATGGCGTCATGACAATTGCAAAATACGGTTTAACGGATATAGATGCAGAGCTCGAAGATTTGCTATATTCCGTCATCTTTGATAAACGATTGAAATCTAAGAAAGAAAAACAAAAGGAAAAAAAGCAAAATAAATATTGATAAATAAGGACTACCCGCTTTTGGGTAGTCCTATTTATATACATTCACGAAAGGGGAACAAATATGATACCAGAGGTCAATAAACCTAGTGTAGTTTATCAATGTGATGGAGCGAACAAGAAATGGATATGGCCGTATGATTTTTACAAAATCGAAGATGTAGCATTAATCATGGTTGATGCGGACGGCACAGAAAGTCTACAAACAGGCAATATCGATTATGATAAAGAAAACAAAATTTTAACGTATCCTGCTGATGGTGATCCATTAGACAACACGCACAAGATTATTCTTGAACGTAGAACACCAATCACTCAAGATACAGATTTACCAGATGAATACCCATTCCAAAATATCGAACACATGACAGATAGGGTTACATTGATTTTGCAAGAAATGCAAGAGAAGATGAACAGAGCCTTATTAATTCGTGTTGGTAGCGATGAGGATGCAACAACAGTTGCACGAAAGATTGTAGATACATCAACAAAGGCAGCAAATGATGCTATTGATGCATATGAAAAAATCAAAGCAGAAAGTGATACTATTAACGCTAATGCAGAAACGATAAAGGCATTAGGCGGTGAAATCACAGAATTAAGCCGTACAGTTGATGATAAACTAGCGACTAGCAATACCGCACTTGATACATCCGGTGCAAATGTAACGAAAGCAGAAAAGCTAGTGGCAGATGCAAAAGCATACGCAGGACAAACCACAGTTGATAAGCGTGATATTAATGAGTTGGTTAGTCAAGCACGCACGTTAAAAACTGACATTGATAACAAACAAACATCAATCGCAAGTAACGCTATCAAGGCAACTGATGCGGCGAAACGTGCAGAAGTCGCAGCCAATAAAGCGGAACAAATCGCCTTGCCTAATGGCGGTGGGTTGATTACAAAAACTGAAGCCGATACAAAGGTTATTCCTAAAAATAGCCTATATGGCATCGTATCTGTTAAAGACTTTGGAGCAGTTGGCGATGGTGTAGCAGATGATACGGCAGCATTCAAACGTGCTAACGATAATTTGAAAAACAAAATATTGTTAATCCCTAATGGCATCTACAAAGTGAATGAACATGTTTCATTCGATACTGTTGATAGTGTAATGGATATGGGAACATACAACAACATCAAGCCATTCTATCCTACCGAAACACCAATGTTAAAAGGTGCATCAAACATCGCCTTTGTTAAAAACATCCAATATGGTGATGAGGTTAACCAATGTCAAGGTTTTACATATAACGATAAAAAGAATGTGTTTTTGTTAGCTTGTATTAATAGCGATGGTACAAAACAAAACTTGTACGAACTAAATCCAGATACATTTGAAATCGTAGGCACATATAAGTTTAGCGACCCTGACAAAATGGGCCATTGTAACACTATGTGCTACAACAAATACACGAACAAAATTTATCTTGCTAATGGTTTGAAGAATGGTAATAACCTATCTGTATTTAATGCGGATACAATGACATTTGAAAAGACCATCACATTGAATGAGCGTGTATTTAATATCGGATATGATCCTATCACACGAACTTATGTGAGCATTGTACCAATTAGCGGTCAACAACGCTTACGTGAAGTCAACTTGTACAATGATGATTTCAAGAAAATGAAAACATATCAAATTGACTACCAATACGATGATTTCAATAACAATGGGGCATTGATGTTGAACGGATGCATCATGAGTGCAACGCTCGGTAGTTTGGTAGAATGTACACCATTTGGAGCGGTTAAACAGATTATTGAAATCAATAGAACTACTGAAATTGAGGATATAGCATATTGTAATGGTAAATTCTATTTTGCGGTTTTGACAGAGAAACCTAGTAAACGGCATCAAGTAGATATTTATGTAGGTGATCCAAACAGAGATTATCAAAACTCAATCAATACGGCTCGATTGGCAAGCCTGGATTATTTAAAACTCACAGGCGGTAATGTAAGCGGTGCGATTGTACTCAACAATAACATTTTGCTAGAGGGGAAAAAGACAGATGGACATGGTGTGCGTATTGGTAAAGTATCTACATCTGATGCGGTGGAATTGGGAGACCCTAGCGTTCCTGTATATTTGACAGGTACAATCTTAAAACACTATGACGGCACAGATAGTAGCACAGTATTAACCACTAAGCATTATGGAACGGCTATTTATAGTAAAGCCAAAGCCGATGAAACATTTGTTAAAAAGGATGAGGCTGGTTCATTTGGTTTTCCGTACTCTAAATTGGATACTGTAACAGATTGGAATACACTCACAACACAAGGGTGCTATGAAATCAATTTCGATGGTGGTGCTAATAATCCGCCACGTTCGCACAAACAAGGTATGCTGATTGTACTTAACTTTGGTGATGGTAAACTAATCGACCATACGTTGCATACATTAAATGGTGAAACCTATCATCGTACTTTCATGGCTGATAAATGGGGTTCTTGGGGGAGAGTACAAACATCATTGAATAGCCGTGTTCAATTGTGGAGTAACAAAGGTACGATTGAGGTGGGTGTAAATGGCTAATATTACAATAAGTGGTGCTAGTACAGGTTCATTTAATATGACCGATGAGATCCGTGATATAGGGAATAGTAAATATTTAAAAGTTGCGATGAGCGATAAACCCTACTATGCTAGATTGTCTACAGAAAAACCATCCAATAACAATATATATGTTATTATCGATAATACTAAATATTATGTGCAACAAAACCCTATATTATTCGAACCAATATATTATGAACATGATTACAGTAACTTTGAACAACGATTTACTGTATGGCTACCAAAAGGTAGATATTTGGTTGAATTTAATACCACAAATACAACAACAGGTACTTTCACAATACCAAGTGGTTTAAATACAACAATTGTATATAGCTACAAAAAAGGAGTCAGCGCTACCTTATCAATAACAAGTGAGGGTTGGAGAATATTTGATAAATCTAGAGAAACAGGGAGAAATCGAACTTGGTTTAAAATATCAAGACAGGGAGATTAGTATGATAGAAATCTTTATTCCAATATTTAACGAGGTGTTTAACGTGAGTGAGGCGGTACGCATATCATTGGCTATATTCACAACAGTTATTCTTGTGTTTATAGACACAGTTTTACGAGTGCTAGTTGAAGCAAGGAATTACAACCTAGCAACAAAGAGAGAAGTAACAATCAAGAATACTATACTAGCCATATTATGGCGAGGTTGGGCGGTAGTAGAGATTAACGGAAAGCCTAAACGATTTTTAGTAAGCGGAAAGCTACGAGCGGATATGACTAAGAAACTAGTCAAATCCTATCCGTGGCTTTTTTTGTTAGCGTTTATCCTACTCACCTTGCCAGATGTAATAGTACCTGTATTAGGCCGTGTAGATGTATTCCTATGCACATTGCTATATTTGATACCTATATTTATCGAATTGGCATCGTGTGTAGAAAACATGATAGAACTCGAATTGGTGGAAACGAGGTGGTTCAAACGTGCGATAGGCTTATTTAAACAGGTAATTGATTTCGTTAAATCGGTAAAGGAAGCGATTAAATGAAGATTAACTATGAGGATATGATTACGCTGATAGCCTTGGCTAGTGCGTTAATCATGACTATCTATCTTGAACAAAAGGATTTGGCAAGTGTGATAGTCGGTGTATTGGGCGGTTATATCGGTGCAACTGGCGGTGTTAAGCGCTCCCAATACTTAAATAATGGGGGTAGTGTTGATGAAAAAAAGGAGTGCGAAAAATGAACGAATTAGGGAGTTTAAGTGCGGTATATGAAAGCAATGGAGACCCTGCTTGTGTATCAAGTGGGGTTAACGATGCAGGCGGTATTTCTTATGGCACATATCAATTAGCTAGTAATTGCGGTAGCGTTGATGAGTTTTTAGGCTGGGGTTTGCGACAAGGCGGATATTACACAGACTACGCAAGAGCATTGGTTGATAGCGGTGAAATCAATAGTGATGAGTTTATCGAACAATGGAAAGAACTAGGCACGATTGATAGACAGGGATTTGCACAGATGCAACATGACTACATCAAGGCTAAATACTACGATGTAGCGTGTAAATTGTTACAAGATAACCTGTTCCATGTGGATAAACACTCCGACACATTGAAAGATGTGATATGGAGTAGAACAGTACAATATGGTGTAGGCAATATCGTTGATATGTTCAACGATGCATTGAAGTTAATGGAAAAGGCTTTGAATTTAGAATTGCCTAATTTATCCTACGTTGATGATAAACGCTTTGACTATGACATCATCGCTTGTATCTATGATGTATGTATGACTACTGCATGGAACAATAGTGCATTACGTGATAACTTAAATGAACGTTTCGCCGATGAAAAGTTTAGAGCGTTGGAAATGCTACAAAATGAATTAAACGAGGTGTAAGCCATGTTAATTAGTCAGTTGGTACAAACTATCAAGGAACGCTACAAAATAGCCGTAGCGATTGCCCTATGCGTTTTTATCGCTATTGTAGGTGTGCTGATATATCATCACAAACAAAAAGAATTAGAAAAGCCTGTTATTGTTACACAAGAGCAGGCTAAATCACCTACAGAATTGTCAAAAGCAATTCATGTTACCGAACAGGAAGCACAGGAAGTTATCTTCAAAAAGGAAAGAACTCAACCGATAGCGACTTATTACACACAAGCACCTACAGTTGAAGTTGCTGCTGAAAAGGTGAAACAGGATATTGCACATAGCAACCCTAATGTACCTAAAGCTGTTACAGAAAAATCTGATAGAACCGCAGTAGTTGCTAATACCGATGAACAAAAAGTCGATGTGTACAAAATCAATCTAAACAAAGTACATAAGATAAAAGCTGGTGTTACTTTGATAGATAATAAAGCCTATGAAACTATAGGCTATCAAGCTGGTAAATTTGAAGTGTTAACACATTTCAATGGACAACATTTAGAGGGCGCTAGCGCACTTTACACAGTAAAGGAATGGTGATCTAAATATCTCCGAGTTGCACGGATTGCAACAATCAACTGTTGATTGACAGTTGGAAAGTATTACTTTATAACTGAAAGGAATAACACAATGGCACAAGTATTTACATTTAATGGAAAAACACATCAATTCGCAGAAGATATTCAACCAAACAAAGATGGATTATATATGGCAACTCTTAAAGATGGTGATAATGTAACGTGTGAAATGTGGTTTGTAAACGGCGAACTACACCGATTAATTGAATTAGACTAAACGTATTAGAGGGTAGCTTAATTGCTACCCTCTTTTTTTTATTTCGTCAAATATTCGTCAAATTCTAATTGTAAAATGTGGTAAAATATGAGAAGTAATATTTACTGCAAGTAAGATTAATTGCAAGTATAATAATAATTGTGAAATAATTGATAATCCATAGTGAATTGGAGTATAATATATTGATATGTTTTATCGGTTAAAAACACCAGTAAATACAAGGTTTATTGTCTAATCGTCAATAAATCCGTCAAAAATTCTAGCCGAAAATTTTAGACACACTATCATGTGCCTTTAATCTCATTTCATCCGTGTAATGGATGTATGTATTGATTACTGTATCAACAGTATCACCTAATAAGGATGCTACTGTTTTTATATCAACACCATTTGCTAATAGCCTTGTAGCGTATGTGTGCCTTAAATCATGGATAGAAGTGTTTGGTAAATATCGTTTTATCATCACTGATACTGCACCAGTACCGCCAGTTGGATTGTTGAATAGATATAATCCGCTGGTGGTATTTTTATATTCAAGCAATATATCAATCAGTATTGGTGGTATGGGTATTTTCCTGTAACTGTTTTTTGTCTTTAGATTACGGATCATATATGTACTTTCACCACTATAAGCGAATTGTTTATTCACATCAATAATAGCGTTATCTAAATCTATATCATCCCATGTAAGACCTAAGATTTCGCCGTACCTCATACCTGTATAGGCAGCAATAGAACATACGATATAGTATTTGTAATTGTGGCTTTTTAAAGAGTTTAATAGGTGCGTTACATCATCTTCACTTATAGCGTTGATTTTAGTTAGTTGTGTTTTATGTAACCGCTTAATGTTCTTGCATGGACTACTATTAATAATTCTATATGGTGATACTGCATAAGCGAATACCTTTGTTATAATCGTTATGCACATATTCTTACTGGCTATTGATTGTTGTAAATCATTAATCACTTTCCGAATTTGTATTTCAGAAATATCTGTTACTTTCTTATTGAATAGCGTGTTGAATTTCTGAAATGCATTGTCATATGCTTTGAACGTTGAATATACATTTGCTTTGTTTTCATCTGTATATATCTTGTAAAACTCAATAAGCGTTATATCTTTTAGACTATCATCAAGTGGATTGGTGATAGTCTTTTTTAGGTTATCGACTATTTGCTGGCCGTAAAGTTTAG